CGAGCTCCGTGTCGCCCTCAAGCAGTGCATCGCCCAATACCAAGCAGTGATGGGCAAATAGCTTTCGCCGCAACGTCGCGTGAACGCACGGGCTAAAGTCGAGGCAGAGCTCATCGACTACATGGTCGGGTTCACGCACAACCCGCTTGGGTTTGTGCTGGCTGCGTTTCAGTGGGGAAAAGGCGAGCTCGCAGAGTTCGATGGTCCTGACCAATGGCAGCGCGATGTGCTGGGCAACATTGGCGAGAAGCTCAAAGCCGGCAAGATCAACCTGCATGAAGCAATCCAGATTGCGATCGCGTCTGGCCACGGTATCGGCAAGTCCGCGCTGGTGAGCTGGATCATCTTGTGGGCGATCAGCACCCACGAAGACACCAAGGGTGTGGTTACGGCCAACACCGAGAACCAGCTCAAGACCAAGACGTGGGCCGAGGTGGCCAAGTGGTATCGCCTGTGCCTGACCAAGCACTGGTTCGAGTTGACGGCCACGGCGCTGTTCAGCAAAGACCCCGAGCACGAGAAGACGTGGCGCATCGACATGGTTCCATGGTCCGAGCACAACACCGAGGCGTTCGCCGGCCTGCACAACAAGGGCAAGCGCATCTTGCTGGTGTTCGATGAGGCATCAGCGATCCCTGATCTGATCTGGGAAGTCTCAGAAGGTGCGCTGACTGACAGCAACACTGAGATTATCTGGTGCTGTTTCGGCAACCCTACACAAAACATTGGCCGGTTCCGCGAGTGCTTCGGCAAGTTCAAGCACCGGTGGGTGACGCGACAGATCGACTCGCGCACCGTGGCCATGACCAACAAGGTCCAGCTCCAGAAGTGGGTGGACGACTACGGCGAAGACTCGGACTTTGTGCGTGTGCGTGTGCGTGGCGTATTTCCGTCAGCCGCGGCCAACTCACTGCTCGGCCCCGAGGACATCGAGGCGTCGATCAATCGTCACTACCACGAGTCGCAGTACAACTTCGCGGCCCGCATCTTGGGCGTGGACGTGGCAAGGCAGGGCGAGGATAGCTCGATGATCGCCCCGCGGCAGGGCAAGGTGGCCTTCAAGATGCGCCAGCTACGCATCCCCGACACCATGCTGGTGGCCAATGCCGTGGCGCAGGCCATGGCCAAGTTCAAACCCGATGCCACCTTCGTGGACGCGACCGGTGGCTACGGCGTGGGTGTGATCGACGCGCTACGCGTGACCAACAACCACTGCATCGAGGTGTACTTCTCGGGCAAGGCCACGGACCCGCGCTACTCCAACAAGCGCTCTGAGATGTGGTTCGAGATGGCTAAGTGGATCAGGGGCGGCGGCGCGCTGCCCAACGACCCCGAGTTGCACGAGGAGCTGATCGCGGCCACCTACACATTCCAAGGCGACAAGTTCCGCCTGTGCGACAAGGACGACATCAAGGAGCAGATCGGCAGATCACCCGACAAGGCCGACGCACTGGCCCTAACCTTTGCTTTTGCCGTAGCGCCAAGCCTGGCGCACATCCACCCGAGCCTGGGACACACGGCGTCGGCCGTGACCGAATACGATCCGCTGCAAATTGCCTGATATCACTCTCCCGCTTGCTTGAGTGCTTTGCGGATGCCTTCGCTGACGTTCCCGTTTCCGAGGCGCGTGGCAATGGCAATACTGTCTGCGTCAAGGTAGGTGTTGACTTTGCGACCACCGGACAACTCTTCAGGACGGCCTGCAGTGCCCAGAGCAGCGGCGACCTTCCGGCCGTCCAGGTTACGCAAGACCCCCGCATTAACCTGGACGTAGTTTCCGCTACTCAACCTCACGAGCGCGCCCATGTCGCCCAGTTCGCCACGGGTAACAACGCCAATGGCTTCTGCGCCCTTTGGGAGGGTGTTTGTATAGAGCCGCCACTTACCGCCAACCTCGACGGTAAGGCGGCCACGATTGGTATGTGCAATCATGGCCGCGTCCTCTTAGAGCTTCACTAGGCGGTCGCCGTAGGCGTCGTATTCGTTGCCTTCGGTATCGATGATGCGGTGGCTGTATTCGCTATTGCTGCGGCTGGCAGCGATGGCGGCCTCGTCGGTCTTGTGGGTGGTGTAACCCTTGCCGCCGTAGTAGCTGGCAAGCACAACGGCGTACTTGCAGCCAGGCGCGAAAACGATGTTGCGGTCAAACATGTCGCTGGCAATGTCGTGGATGGATCCGGTGCCAGACATCTTTTGCGGTATGGTGAAGGTGGTGGTCATTTCTATCTCCTGCCCCTGATTCCCCGAGGCGCGGTTGGTAGCGATGTGCTATCCATGACTTGTATTTTATACGCAAAAAACTTAGTGTCAAGTGTTTTTTGCGCATAGAACAAATTATTTTTCAACCCCCTCTGTGCCAATATGACGTGAGACACGGGTTTCTCGAAATGTAAGTAGGATTCGAGGGCTGTGAGGAAATCGTCATGCCTAAACCGGTTTCAACTGAAGCACCCACAGAAGTAGTCGCCAATCCAGAGCACGATCGTCGATTGCGGCGGCGTTTTTCCTCTGAAGACAAACGCCGTATTCTTTCCGAGGCGGATGCGTGTACGGAGCACGGCGCTCTGGCCGCGCTGCTGCGCCGTGAACGTCTGTATAGCTCGCAGTTGGCGGCTTGGCGCGCGACATTTGAGGCAGAAGGTACTGTAGGGCTTGAAGGCAAGCGCCCTGGACGCAAGCCTTCCAAGGATGCAAAGGACCGGCGCATCGAGCAATTGGAGAACGAGAAGACCAAGCTGGAGCGAAAGCTTCTGATTGCGGAGAAGCTCATTGCGCTCCAAAAAAAAGCCCAGGAACTGGTCGCGGCGCTGCAGCCGGAGAACAAGCCATGAGAACGCTGGTTCTTGATCGTGAGCCTGGCATCCCCTTGAATCGCGCCTGCGATGCCTTGGGATTGTCCAGAGCGACGATGTATCGCAGCCCAAAGCCTCGGGCGCCTCGCAGAACACGATCGCATGTGGGCTCGGCGCGAGCGCTCAGCCCTGAACAACGACAAGCGGTAGTGGCTGTGCTGCTCGATCCTCGCTTCGCCGATCAACCGCCCGCCCAGGTCTATGCCAAGTTGCTCGATGAAGGCCGTTACCTGTGCTCGATTCGCACGATGCACCGGATTCTGAAAACGCATGGGCAATCCGGAGAGCGCCGCGTGCAGCGAACGCACAACGCTTGTCCGGTTCCGCGCTTGGAGGCAGCGCACCCCAATGCCGTATGGACTTGGGACATTACGAAGCTGGCCACCTGGACTAAAGGCAGCTTTTTGAATCTGTACGTGGTGTTGGACCTGTACAGCCGATACGTGGTGGCCTGGATGATTGCCGGACGCGAGAACAGCGCCTTGTCCAAGCATTTGCTTGCGCAAGCGATTACCCGACACGGCATCGAGCCGGGTCAGCTTCGAGTTCACCAGGACCGCGGGGCCCCCATGACCGCTCGCGGGTTCATCGATGTGTTGAGTGAATTGGGAGTGGATCCGAGTCACAGCAGGCCTCGCGTTTCCAACGACAACGCCTTCTCTGAATCGCAGTTCAAGACCTTGAAGTATCAACCTGACTTCCCAGGCCGATTCAAAAGCGCCGAGCACGCCCGGCAATGGTGTACGGAGTTCTTCGACTGGTACAACCATCATCACCAACACTCGGGGCTCGCCTTGTTCACGCCAGCTGACGTGTTCCATGGCCGGGTGGAACAACTCGCAAGCGCCAGGCAAGACGTCCTCGACCGTGCGCACGCTCAGAATCCGGAGCGATTCGTCAAAGGTCGTCCCTTGGTGAGGCGCCCGCCATCCATCGTGGCAATCAACCCACTGCCCATCGAAGACAGTGCCATGGTTGACCGCCTCGTCGTCATTCCACCTCACAAGGAGCACACCGCCATGCAGACAAACGTACTTTGATTTCTCAAAGCAGGTGTCTCATTTCTATTGACACGTTCCGAACCAGGGAATCCGAAGAAAGCGATTGCCTAGACGTGCCAGTCGATGCAGGTGACTCAACGCATCATTCTGATGAACATTGGTGTCCGCTCCCCGACCCATGCCCCGAGAACATTGAATTCGAAATACTCCTCGGCCTCTTCCTGGCTCATGCCGCCCCTGCGACGAAGTGTGGCAATCACCTTCGCCGCGTCATAGGCAACGGTCTCGATGCCCCCATGAATGCCGATGCCGATGATGGCCGTGTCGTAGCCGTCGGCGAACAGCAGCGTGTCGGGCTCGTCGGCAATCTCGATGCAGCATTGCCTGCGTGATGCCGAATCGGATTTCGCCATGCTCACATCCTCGCCTATTGACACGTTCCGAACCAGGGAATCCGAAGAAAGCGATTGCCTAGACGTTGCGGCGAAAGCTATTTGCCCATCACTGCTTGGTATTGGGCGATGCACTGCTTGAGGGCGACACGGAGCTCGTCTGCTCGAGTAGCCTCCCCTGCAAGAAATTGCGCATCCTCTCGAGAAAGTCCTGCTCCAGTACAGCTGGCGGGGGTGCCTCCAGCGCCGGTGGCACCGGACACGGTACTGCTCGCGGAGGGGCTGCGGGCCTGCCGGTCGCGCACGCTGTTAGTAAGAGCGGCAGCCCTAGCATTAAGATCACGGATCTCACGGTCCTTTTCCTTTCTCAGTAGGTCAGCACTGGCCTGCAAGGCCTGTTCTTTTTCACGCGCCGCAGCCTGCGCGGCCGCGTACTCGGCCTGCTGCCGGGCACGCTCCTGGTCCCATTGCTGCTGCACCGTGGCCTGACCCGCGCTGTCCCCGCGCCAGTACCCGGCGGTGAACGCACCGGACACGGCCAGCACAAAGCCCACGATCAGCCACGGATTCATCATGGCTTCTGACCAGGCACGGCCTTGCCTTCGAGCTTCTTGTGGGTCTTGATGGTCTTGCAGACCTCCATGTCCTTGCCCTTGACCTTCTCGGTGTGACACACCTTCTTCATTTCACCGCCGGCGCGCATCAGTGGCTCCCCTGCATGACCGAGAGCGCATGGTTGTAGTGCTTGATGCGATCTCCCAGACCAATGTAGCCGCCGTTGATCCGGCGCGTGAGCTCCTTGATGTCCCCGGCATCGGCCCAGGTGTTGAGCTTGTTGGTTTCCCAGAACCAGCAGGCCGACTGCGCTGCGCCCTCGAAGGTCGCCAGGTAAGCCGGCACGTCGTTGATGTCCATCTCCACCGAGTCAGCAAAGGCCTGGTAATTCAGGCGACCGGTGAGCTGGATCAACCCGCGGCCGCAAAACGCAAATCCATCTCCGCTGGTTTCGTCACCGTTGCCCATGCGGTTGGCATAGACCCGGTTGGCGATGGCCTGCTGTTTGTTTGGCTTCGAGCAATATGCTGCGGCAATCGCATCATTGTCGAAATACTTAGGAAAGATCTTGCGCAGCGTGGCAGGCTTGTAGTTCAGATTCTCCTTGAGCACCGTAAAGCCGCCGCTCTCGTGCGTGCACTGCGCGATGAACGCGGCAATGCGTCGCGGCGTGTTGATGTCGTACTCTTGCAGCAACGTGGCGCCGCCCAACTCCTGCTGCGGTTGCGCCATGGCTTCGTGCCACTCGGCGACGTAGGGATTCTTGGGCAGCAGCTGCCGCAGTTGTGCCAGGGTGATCATTGTCCGTACATCCTTTCAATCTGAATTTCTCGTCGCAGTTCCCTCATCTCAGGTCACATGCAAGCGTATCTTGAGTTCCAGAATCTCGCGGTGCAGCTCGTCGTTGCGCTCTTCGCACTTGCGGTTCTGCTCTTCCACGGCAGCCAGGCGCACGGCCATGCGCTCGACCTCATCGCGCAGCGTTTTGATCACTTGCTGGATGGCCTCGTCGTGCAGGGCCGTGACGGTGTCCTCGCGCCGGTCGCGCTTCGTCATGCGCACGAATGCGTACCAGCCGCCTGCCAGCGCAGCCAGGGCGCCGGCGATCTTGGTTCCGAGATCTGCGTCCATCAAACCCTCGCCACCAAGCAGCCTTGAAACCACGCCTGATCTGCGCCGCTTTGCACGGTCGCAGTGTTGTTGCCCTCTACGTACATCTCGACATAGTCGGTGCTGCCGTTCAGATACACGATGGCAGAACCAAATACGCCGTCATCATTGGTTCCATTGCCCGTGTTGTTCTGCAGAACCTTGTACGCACTGCCATTCTTGTACAGCTTGGCGGTGTATCGATTCGTGTAGTTACCCATCGAAACGCCTGTAGCAATCAAGTAGTAGCCCGCGACATTGGGCGTGAAGCGGCTGGTGCTGGTGTCGTAGCAGCTGGCCGTGTCCCACTCTTCGACCTGAAACGTCACCTTGGTGTTGACGTTAGCGGTGATCGACTGAGTTGCATTTTTGTAGGCGCTGAAGGTCGGACCATTGCCTGCCAGCGCGCCGGTGTCTTTGTCAGCCGCCACCTGCGCAAGCTTCTGTGAACGTCCCATTCCGATCTCCTTTCTTTTTTCAGATCAGTGAGCCCCTGTGGGGCACAACGTGTTATTCGCCGCCGCCTGGTGGCGATGGCAACTCTGGTGTTGGTTCTGGCTCGGGATCCGGCACCTCGGTGATGCCGATGGCCTGCTTTTCCTCCAGCGTGGTCAGGCGCAGCCAGTTGGCCGGGTAGCTTGAACCAGCGGCATCCTTGAATGGCGTGTCGAGGGGGAGAGGGACTCCGTTGAGTAGAAACATTTGTTACCTCGCAAGGGAATACTTGAATGGGTTTTCGGCAAAGGCCGCGAAGATGTATGTGCCGCCGCTGGCGTTCGCACCAGCGCCTGCGTATCGCAGCTTGAAACCGTTGGACAAAGCATCGTATAGAAAGCCGGTTTGTTCTGCGACACTTTGGTTAGCGCCGAGATAGTTTGTGCCTTGGTTTGACGGGGCGCGAGCGGTGTCCAACAAATACCAGTTGTCGGCGACGTCTGTTCGCTTAATCATCACCCATCTCGGCCTAAACCCACAGAAAACAAACGGCCCATCAGCCGACCCGTTGCCGGTGTAGCTCCCAAATTTTGAGAACCCAGCCACCCCTGCAAAAAGGTAGGCGACGTAATTTTGAGCAGTAACATTTACATCAGAAGATGTCCCTAGCGAAAACACCGAAGATGTTGGAGAAGTGCTATTCCAAAACAATGCACTAGTTGCAGCAGATGAGTCCGCATTTAAATACAAGGCTTGTGTGTTAGATAAACTGCCGTGATAAACAACCCATTGCGCAGTCCCACTTGTTCTTGATTTAAGAATAATCATTCGCGGGGCAACACCAAGGTTGTGCGCCACAGTACGGTTCGCACCCGTCCCCGTGTACGTCACAATATCAAAACCCTGCGTCGCGCCTTTCTTCCATTGCCAGCCGACGTAAGTGCCGCCGCTTGCGTTGACAGCAGCACCTGCGCTGGCAAGGCTAAAGCCGTCGCTGTCGAAGCTGCCAACCTGCGACGCGAATTCTGCGTTGGTCAGATCAGATGCAAGCGCAAGACTTGCACCGCGACCAGAGTCAACAATTTGATGCGAGTTGGCTGTGTCTCGCCGCTTGATCCAGAGCAAATCTGGCTGAAAACCTGTTCCGGTTAAGTTGCGAGTTGTTGCTCCGTTCCCTGTCCAAAGGATTTCGTTGTGATACGCGCCGCCCTTCTTGATCGTCGGCTCCGGCAGGTTCTGCGTGTTCAGCGCTTTGAAGCCTGTCGGTGGTGTGTAGGAGAAGGGGCGCTGGCCGAAGTTGGCTTCCCATGTTGCAGAAAATCCAGTGTTGCCCTCATAAAAAACAGGAACAACCTCTTTGTTTACATTGGTCTGTGCCGCACCAGTTCCCGCCGCAGGGTCAGCACTTGTCCCCAACCATGTGCCGTTTTTGGCATACCAAATTTTCCCGTTGTCCATATTAACGGCAACGCCAAGTCTGTCTCCAGACGCAAACGAACCTCCAGCCAGACTTGTATAAGAATTATTGTAGTAGTTGCGACCCGCTTGTACATCAAGCACCCACCCTAAATATGGCGAGGTGTTACTACCAGCCTGCTCAACAGTCATAATCCCGCCGCCCGTAGAGTTGATTCCTGCTGATGTCACCACGGCTTCCCAGTAATACTTGCCGCTTGATACCGCTATTGTCCCGTGGTTTGCGTATTGATTTGTAAATGCGGCCTTTAGATTGCCATCACTTAACACAACAGAACCACCACCAGCCCATCTACTCAACGGATTCAACGTGGCATAATTCCCCCGCCCATTCCCGCCATCAGCCCACGGTGTCGGCACATCCAGCATTGAATCGTATGACGTGCTGGTCGTTGGACTAAGCGTAATGTTGTTCGGTGTCCAGTTGTTGCCGTTGCCGGAGTAGTCCTTGCCGATAGCTGCTGCGGTCGCTGCGCTGTTGTCGGAGAAATTCAGGTAGAAGCCGTTTGTGCCGTAGGTGCCGGTGTACTTCTTTGGCTGCCATACGCCCGTGATCGGATCGTTCTGGCCGAAGCTGGACGGCGTGAGGGCTTGGCCGTCGATGAAGTTGATTTCGGTTAGGTAGCCGTCAAATGTTGAACCA